TGGGGTGTATTTTATCCATCGGAGGATCAACCCGCTAATCTTATGTTATTAGATGCTGTAAAAGGTAGATACGAGTTTCCAGAACTTAGACGTTTAGCGTTAGATCAATATAAATACTGGCAACCAGAATCTGTTATTGTTGAGGCAAAAGCAAGTGGTTTGCCCCTTACATACGAATTACGAAACATGGATATACCTGTAGTAAACTTTACACCGTCAAAAGGCAACGATAAGCATGCTCGTGTAAATGCTGTTGCACCTTTATTTGAATCTGGTATGATATGGTGTCCGGAACAGAAGTTCGCGGATGACGTCATGGAAGAATGCGCAGCCTTCCCATATGGCGATCATGATGACCTGGTAGACTCTACAACACAAGCCATCATGCGTTTTAGACAGGGTGGTCTGATTACGCATCCTGAAGATTATATCGACGAACAAGTCGACAAACAGAAACGGAGTTATTATTAGATGGCAAACAAATATCACAGAAAAGGATTTAGAGCAGCAGGTCTTGTTTTAAGTAAACTTGCAAAAAAACAAGGTAAGACAGACTTTGAAAAATTTTATGAAAATATTTTCACTAAAGATAAAACTGGCAATAAAGATAGAAAGATAGATGCTTTAAATAGAGCTATTAAAGGAGAAAGTAAAAATAAAAAGAAAAAAGGTAAAACACCACCAGATGAAGGTGGCACGGGTAGTATCACAGGTGGTGGAGAAGACGCTGTAAGATTTTATAATAGAATTATGACAGGTAGAATTGGTGGCACTAAACCACAAGAGATGCCAAGCAAAAAATTTATTAAAAAATTTTTAGATGAGAAAAAATAATGTTAAGTAAAATTATTAGAAACTTTGTCGCTAAAATGGTAGCTGGTCGTACTGACGACGGCATTATGATTACCTTACCTGATCCTAAAAAAGTAGATTTTCAAACAGCGATGTTAGAAGATCTATTGATGCGTAATGGTATTGATCCACAGCTTATTAAAACCGAAGATGAATTAAAAAATATTATTAATCAAATAGAAGCTGTCAACAAACAAAGACTTCAACAAGCAGAATCAGGAATTAGAAATACACAGTCAGCAAAAGTATTTGATCTTGAAGGACAACAAATACCACCAGAATCACGTATCATGGGTGGTAAGGCTGTAGAAACAGAGGCAGAGATTGCTGCAAGATTAGAAAAAGAAAACAAAGATTCAGTACAAAAAATTTTAGATAGAAAAAACAGAGAAGACGTTTATGGTTTAGAAGACTATGACACAACAAACATGTCTGATCTTAAAAAAGAACTTATAAGAACAGAAACGAAATTAGGTAATTTAAATCCAGACAGTCCTGACTTTAGAGAAAGAGCAAAACCACTTGTAGATAAAATAGAAGCTATACAGAAAAAAATGAAAGGTGGTGAAACACCATCTTCTACTTTGGATCAACAAATTAAAAACGAATATGACAAAGCAGTTAAAGAAGGAAAATTTAAAAACATTCGTCTTAAAGATGGAAGACGTATAAAATCAGAAGATGATTTTAGAGAGTACATAGATGAATTAAATGAAGATAATGATTTTGATTTTGCAACAGGCGGTCGTGTTGGTTTAAAAGCTGGAATGTCACGAAGAGCTTTCTTAGCTCTTATGGGTAGCGCGGGAGCCGGGATCGGTGCTGCTAAGACAGGATTACTAAAACTATTTGGTAAAGGTGCAGGTAAACAAGTTACAAAAGAAATTATAAAAACTCCACCAGTTGCTGGTAAACCAGAATGGTTTGATAATTTAGTTAACAAAGTAATCATACAAGGTGATGACGTAACTAAAAAATTATCTATTCAAGATCGTCAAGTTGTTCACAATCTTAAAATAGATGATTTGGATGACGTTACAGTTTATAGAAATTTAGATGACGGTCAAATTAGAGTATCTTACGATTCACCTAATAACATGGGTGAGCAACCTGTAGAGTTAGTTTTCAAACCAGGAATGGCTGACGAAGTTACTAAGGGTAAACCAGCCGACGAGTTCTATGCAGTAGAGGCAGAACCAAGAGGTGTTAGAACAGGACCAGATGATTATGAAATAGAGTTTGACGGAGAAAATTTAGCTAGTAACGTTGATGAATTAATATCTGACACAAGTAAATTAAAACAAATCGCAACAAACAAAAAACCTACAATGCAAGAATTTGTGACATCTAAAAATAAAAAAGATCAAACAAAATCTTTAAATGAAAATATAACAGACCAAGCAGATTATTTAGAAACTAAATACGGACCTGGTCCTGAAGGCCCAGAAGATTTTGCATCAGGTGGTATTGCTGGAATGTTAGGTGAGTAATGGACGAGCTAGACGAGATTATCAAACAGATTAACGATGAGTTTGATGAAGGCACAGTCACAACTGCTGATAAAATAAACAGACCAGAAAGAGCAATAGAAAGACAAGCTATAGATGATTTCATGGAACGTAATCCTTTAGCAGGTGGTGGTATGTTAGTGCAACCAAGTGCTGATGGATCTAGACCTGGGTATGCTAAACAAAAAGCGCTCAGAGCTGCAGGTGACAAAAGTTCTAGACCAAAACCAGCTTTAGACAGATTTTCAGATTTACTTGTTAAAGCAAATGCAAATGATGACATTCAATTTCTTCTTCCAAAAACTAAATCAAATCCTTCTGGTAAAGCTACCAATCAAGATATTTTTAATTTTAGAACTGATTTTGCTCTACGGGAAGAAAAAATGCAATATCTTTCTAAAAAATCAGGATTGTCTATTGATGAAATTTTTGATTTAGTAGATGATGCAGATGCATATAAAGAATTAGAGGGTGCAAGTATTAGTCAAACATTAGCACAAAAAACAAGGTCAACAAAAGATAGACCTAGAACAGTTAGACAAGAATTCTATAAAAAAGCAGAAGAATGGTTTTTGCAAAATGCAAAACGTTATGATGACCCTGAAAAATTTAAAAAAGCATTTAACCGTACTTTTGGTAAAAATAACATTTTAAGTAAAGATTTAAAAAAAACTTATTCTTTTTTTGTTCCTTTTTCTCCTGAGTTTAAAAGAGAATTTTTTGGAACAGGGCTTGGTATGACTCAAGGTGGTAAAAAATCTAGATTAGGTAAACCAATTACAGACCCTAAAAAATTAGCAAATATATTTTATAAATCTACAGTATTGGATTCTGTTTTTAAAACTACGTTATATAATTTAAATCCAAAAGTTAGAAATAAAATTACAGAAGAATTTAAAAGAATTATTCCTTCAACAGGCGCCACTTCAATAGAAAGATATGAGGCCTCTCAAGCTTTAAAAAATAATAAATTTTTAAAAAAATTTAATTTAGATAGATCTATAAAAGGACCTATCTCAAGATTAATTTTTAAAGAATTAGGAGAAGATCTTTATAATGATATTTCTTCTTTAAGAAATCCTAAAATGAGGACTACTAGTTTAATTAGATTTTTATCCACAAAAGTAGATAAAAAATATCAACCTATGTTTAAAGAGGCAGTAACAGCTATTGAACGTGCACAAAAATCAGAATGGCCAGCTGCAAAACAAAGTTTAAAAATAGCTTCTGGTATTATGTTTGATCATAAAATTCCAACTAACTTAATTGAAAAAGGTTATGCAGATGAAATTAATTATATTAAAGCCTCTCCTACTCCTGAAGAATTTAATGCTAAAATTAAAAATATAGAGTTTGATAGACCTATATCTAAACTTGCAACTAAATATGCTTTAGAAAAAAATCCAGTTGAAAAGAAAAAATTATTTAAAGAAATGCAAGATTTAAAAAATAATTTTAGTTCTAAATATGGTGGTTATTTAGATACATTAAAAATAAAAGATGTAGGAGGAAAACCTTTTTTTGAATCAACGGAGATACCGATTTCTAAATCCACAGATTTTACAAAAGAACTTACAAGAACTCAAAATCAAATAAAAGGTCTTGTGCCTTTTATGAAAAAACTAGGTATTAAATGTCAACTGTCAGAGGGTATTAATTGTATGAATCCTAAAGCTTATGAAAAATCTTTAAATCAAATATCTAAAGCTGCACAAGCTGGAGACAGCGCTGCACAATCTAAATTGTTAAATTTTAGAAAAGCGGTTCGTGGTGCAGGAGGCGTGATCAAAGGAGTGTTAGGCCCTGCTGCAATAGCAGCAGAGATAGGTATTGCTATACCAATTGGTTTGTTTGACTATGCGCAAGGTAAACCAACAGAAGAAATTGTAAACACATTAACATATGGACTTGGCGGAAAAAGCAGACAAGATAGATTAAAAGAACAAATGCCTACATATGGACAGGGCGATAAATTACAAACAGCGTTTGATACATATTTAAGCACATTAAATAAACAAGGTCTCCCTAGAGATCCAAATGAATTGAGACCAGGTATTAAAACATCACAAGCAATAAATCGTTTTAATAAAGCACGAGAACCTTTTATAAGACCTAACCCACAAGTAGAAGAGGGAGGTTTTTTTGATTTGGATATGTTTAATAGAAATGTATCTGAAAGCAGAGCACTAGAGCAAAAACTTGCCGAAGAGGATTTGAAAAGACAAGAACAAAGAAAAACACCTTTTGATCTTAGTGATCCTTTTATGGCAGCAGATGGTGGTTTATCAGGTGGTGATAAATCAGGACCACCACCAGAATCTGGACCTACACCTCATGGGTTGCCAGGCATATTAAAACGTGCTAAGAACATATAGGAGTAATAAATGGCAGAAATAGAAAAAGGACTCCCGAACACTCGTACTAAACTTGAGATACCTTCAGATGAAGAGTTGCAAGAAGTAGCCGTTCAGGAAGAAGAACAAGATCCAAAAGGACCAGTAGAAGTCGTACCAGAAGAAGATGGTGGTGCAACAATCGACTTTGAACCAGGTGCAATTAACATACCTGGAACAGAATCACATTTTGATAACTTAGCAGATATTTTACCTGATGATGTTTTAGAACCAATTGGAAACGAAATGGTTCAAAACTATATGGACTACAAAGGTTCAAGAAAAGAATGGGAACAATCTTATAAAACAGGTTTAGATCTTTTAGGTTTTAAATACGAAAATAGAACAGAGCCCTTTCAAGGTGCATCTGGTGCAACACACCCAGTGTTAGCAGAAGCAGTTACACAGTTTCAAGCACAAGCATACAAAGAATTATTACCAAGTGATGGACCAGTAAGAACACAAATTATTGGTATAAGAAATCCACAGACTGAACAACAGTCAACACGTGTAAAAGATTTCATGAATTATTTAATTATGGATCAGATGAAAGAATACGAATCAGAGTTTGATTCGATGTTATTTCACCTACCATTAGCTGGATCTACTTTTAAAAAAGTGTACTACGATACAAACATGGGAAGAGCTGTATCAAAGTTTGTACCAGCGGATGAATTAATCGTTCCGTATACGGCTACCTCATTAGACGATGCGGAAGCGGTTATTCATACTGTAAAAATATCTGAGAACGAATTAAGAAAACAACAAGTCAATGGTTTCTACAGAGATGTAGAGTTAGGGCCTCCAGGAACTGACACCAACGACGAGTTAAATAAAAAAGAACGTGAACTAGAAGGAACAAAGAAAACAGGTAAGAACGATCCTGTATATACTTTGTTAGAGTGTCACGTAAATTTAGACCTAGAAGGTTTTGAAGAAGTAGGTTCTGATGGTCAACCTACAGGAATAAAATTACCTTACATCGTAACTGTTGAAGAAGGTAGTCGAACAGTTCTTTCTATCAGAAGGAACTATGCGCCCGATGATCTAAAGAAAAATAAGATCCAATACTTCGTCCACTTCAAATTTCTGCCAGGACTTGGATTTTATGGCTTTGGACTCATTCACATGATTGGCGGATTGAGTCGTACGGCAACGGCGGCTCTCCGTCAATTGCTTGATGCAGGAACATTATCTAATCTACCTGCGGGATTTAAGCAAAGAGGTGTTAGAGTTAGAGATGAAGCATCACCAATACAACCAGGTGAATTTAAAGATGTAGATGCACCAGGTGGTAGTTTACGTGATGCATTCTTTCCATTACCATACAAAGAACCATCACCAACATTATTAAACTTACTTGGTATTGTAGTACAAGCTGGTCAAAGATTCGCGGCTATTGCTGATATGCAAGTGGGCGATGGTAACCAAGCAGCAGCTGTAGGTACAACTGTTGCATTACTAGAACGTGGTTCAAGAGTCATGTCTGCAATACACAAAAGATGTTATGCAGCGATGAAGTCAGAATTTAAATTACTTGCAAAAATAGTTTCACAATATTTACCACCAGAATATCCATACGATGTTGTAGGTGGTGCAAGAAACGTGAAGCAAACAGACTTTGATGATAGAGTAGACATTGCACCTGTTGCAGATCCAAACATATTTTCTATGTCACAAAGAATTACACTTGCACAAACACAATTACAAATAGCATCATCAAATCCACAGCTACACAACATGTATCAAGTATATAGAAACATGTATAATGCAATCGGTGTAAAAGATGTCGATACAGTTCTACCTCCACCTGCACCAAACGCACCAATGGATCCAAGTATGGAACACATAAATGCTTTAGCTGGTAAACCTTTTCAAGCTTTTCCTGGTCAAGACCACAGAGCACACATTACAGCTCACTTAAACTTCATGTCTGTCAACATGGTAAGAAATAATCCTATGGTTATGGCTGCGATACAGAAAAATATACTCGAACACATCTCAATTATGGCTCAAGAACAAGTTCAATTAGAGTTTAGAGAGCAATTAATGCAAATGCAACAGATGCAACAGATGGCTGCTATGGATCCACAGGTTCAACAACAGTTACAAATGTTAAATAATCAAGTTGAATCAAGAAAAGCTGTCTTGATTGCTGAAATGACAGAAGAATTTATGAAAGAAGAGAACAAAATTACTTCTCAATTTGATTCTGACCCGTTATTAAAACTAAAATCACGTGAAGTTGACCTTAGAGCGATGGAAAACGAGCGAAAAATGAAACAAGACGAAGCTCAAAACGATTTAAACAGAGCAAAATTGATGCAAGCACAAGAAATAGCTGAAGATAAGATGGAACAGAACGAAGATTTAGCTAAATTACGTGCTGGAGTAAGTCTTGCAAAGACTGGTGTGCAACAAGCAGCTATAAAAATAGACGATTAATATGCCATTAAACAAAAAAGGTAAAAAAATTATGAAATCTATGAAAAAACAGTATGGTAAAAAGAAGGGTGAAAAGATATTCTATGCATCTAAGAACAAAGGTGTTATAAAAGGGGTAAAAAAAGGAGCATAAATGCAAAAACTTGATAAAATCAAAGATGTAAAAGTTGCAGAACAAAGTATCGAGATTGATCCTAGATCAAAAACTACTGCAGACCAAGCATTTAACTATATTGCAACAGGAAAACCTGAAATGCCAGTTGGCGGTCAGAAAGCAATGTTGCCAGAAAAGAAAAGAAACTCTAAAGCGTACTAATTATGTGGTTATCGGCGATTAAATTAGCCGTCTCTGCTGGAAGTAAAATATACGCTAACAAGCAGAAGGCAAAAATGGCAATGTCAGATGCACAGTTGCTGCATGCTGAAAGACAAGCTCGTGGTGAAGAAGCGTACCAGGGTAAATTGCTAGAAGCTAGACAATCAGACTGGAAAGACGAGGCAGTTTTGATAATTTTAAGTTTGCCCGTGTTGGTGCTCGCCTGGGCAGTGATATCGGATGATCCAACAGCGATGGACAAAGTAAAATTGTTCTTCGATATGTTCTCGCAGCTCCCGTCATGGTTCACAAATTTATGGATCCTTGTAGTGGCGAGTATTTATGGTATAAAAGGTACACAAATTTTTAGAAACGGCGGAGGAAAAAAATAATGGGTGTTTATAGTTATGGATATAAAGCAGGAAAACAGCTTTTAAAAAAAATTTTTAAAGATAAAACAGGTTCAGGTGAAGTAATTAAAAGAGTTAAACCAAATGTTCCCGCAACAAGATTAGAAAAAGCATCACGTGATTTAAAACTAGCTAAACAAAAAACAAAAGGATCTACAGTTAAATTAAAACAAACTCAATTTGAAATAGATCAGGCAAATAAAGGAAAAGGTGACTATAATTTTACTTTTGATCCTCTTAAAGCAAATGTTAAAAAAAAATCTAAACTAAGAGAAAATAAAATGGGCGGCGGAATGATGGGCCGTAGAATGGGTTACAAAGCTGGATCTAACGGATCTAAAAAAGGTAAAGTGCCTACAACACCAAAAGAAAAAGCTTTTGGAATGTTATCTGTAAAAAAAGGTTTAGATAATAATAAAAATATAACTTTCACTGATAAAATAGCGGGGGCGAAAAAATCATAATGGCAAAACTATGTCCTAGAGGTAAAGCGGCAGCGAAACGAAAATTTAAGGTCTACCCAAGCGCATATGCAAATATGTATGCATCAGCTGTGTGCAGTGGTAAAGTTACACCAGGTGGTAAAAAGAAAAATAGAAAAAAAGCTATGGGTGGTGGAATGATGATGGATATGCCTAGAGCCATGTATGGTAAAGGTGGTGCTGTAGCAAAAGGTTGTGGCGCTATCATGAAAGAGAAAAAGAAAAAAACTAGGATGGTCTAGTGAGGACCTATTATTCAAAAGGCGGAGGACTTAGAGAATGGGTCAAACAAAACTGGGTCGATATTGCGAACAAGCGAAAAGATGGCTCATACCCGAAGTGTGGAAGAAGTGGTGGAGAAAAAAGAAAAAATTATCCAAAATGCGTGCCCATTGCAAAAGCAAGAGCGATGTCCAAAGGGCAACGTGCGGGTGCCGTAAAAAGAAAACAAGCGGTAGCGAATACAGGCCCTACACCTAGTAGAGCTGCAACATTCGCTAAAAAGAAAAATGCGAAGACAGGATAAACAACCACCTAAAACTAAAAAGTATTTCAGATCTACAAAGTCTGGAGCAGGGATGACAAAGGCTGGGGTCGCCCGATATAGAAGAGATAATCCCGGTTCAAAACTAAAAACAGCGGTCACTGGCAAGGTCAAACCAGGATCAAAAGCTGCTAAAAGACGTAAATCATTTTGTGCGAGATCACTCGGTCAAATGAAAAAGTTTCCTAAAGCTGCTAAAGATCCTAACTCAAGACTAAGACAGGCTCGCAGAAGATGGAAATGTTAACATGAAAAAAACAATGACAAATACTAAATCTATGACCACATCTAAACCAGATAAAGATACAGGTAAAAGATTTCCAGCAATGGGTGGCGGTATGATGATGAAAAGACCTGGAATGAAAAAAGGTTCTATACCACCACAATTAAAAAAATTCATTATGGCTAAAAAGAAAAAAGCCAAAATGAAAAAGAAAAAATAATGGCAGACCCAAAAACTGGAACAGGTAAAAAACCAAAAGGATCTGATAGAAGACTCTACACAGATGAAAATCCTAGAGATACAGTTAAAATAAAATTTGCAACACCATCAGATGCGAGAGCAACTGTTGCAAAAGTCAAACGTGTAAATAAACCGTTTGCAAGAAAAATACAAATACTAACGGTAATGGAGCAAAGAGCTAAAGTGATGGGTAAAACTCAAGTTGCTTCTATCGCTAAGAAAGGAAAAGATGCAATTAGAAAACGTCATAACAAAACTGCTTAGGTTCATAGACACCAGAGTAGAAGCTTTATCTATATCAGTCACATCTGGTAGTGTTGACAATATGGAAAAGTATAGATATATAATAGGACAAATAAACGGCTTAGAAGCCGTAAGACAGGAACTCTCTAACCTGCTAGAAGATAAGGAGCAAAATGAAAAAGGAACAGTCATCAATATTAACACCAAACAATGATCTTATTGGTGTAAAAAAATCAGAGAAAAAAGAAGAAGCAAAAATTCCAAGACCAACAGGTTGGAGACTTTTAGTTTTACCTTTTAAGATAAAAGAAAAAACTAAAGGTGGTTTAGTATTAGCTGAATCTACTTTAGAGAAGCAACAAGTTGCATCTCAATGTGGTTTAGTTCTCGCTATGGGTTCAGATTGTTATAGGGATAAAGAGAGATATCCTGATGGACCATGGTGCAAGGTCAATGATTGGGTTATGTTTGCAAGGTATGCAGGTAGCCGAATCAAAATAGATGGTGGAGAGATTCGTCTGCTAAACGACGATGAAGTGTTAGCAACAATTGATAGTCCAGAGGACATCTTGCATGAGTTTTAATCATAGGAAGGAGTAACTATGCCAGAAGAAGAAAAGAAAATGGTAGATATTGATACATCGGGTCCCGATGCTACAATAGATATCGAAGAAGCAAAAGACGAGTCGGTTGTAGAAACCGAATCGCCGAAAGAAGAAACAACGGAACAAGGAACAGATAAAACATTTGAAAACGAAAGAGAAACAAAGTTAGACGAAAAGAAGGATGAAAGCTTAGAGGACTACAGTAAAGGTGTTCAAGCTCGTATTGCGAAACTAACTCGTAAGATGAGAGAAGCAGAAAGAAGAGAAAAAGCTGCTACTGAATATGCACAAGCTGTAGAAGCAAAAAGACAAGCATTAGAAAAAAGATTTGAAAAAACTGATGCTGATTACATCAAAAAATTTGAGACTACTATATCATCAGGTTTAGAAGCGGCACAAAAAGAATTAGCTGCAGCTATTGAATCAGGTGATGCAACTGCTCAAGTTGAGGCTAATAAAAGAATTGCACAACTCGCTTTTGAAAATGCAAAACTAGAACAAGCCAAAGAAGGTAGAGAAGTAAAACCGCAGGAGCAAGCTCCTGCTAATCTTTCTCAAAATAACTATGCAAGTCAACCTGCTATGGATGATCCAATTAATCCAGATCCTAGAGCCGAAGCATGGGCATCTAAGAATGCTTGGTTTGGATCAGATAGAGCAATGACTTACACTGCTTTTGAGATACATAAGGATCTTACTGAAAAAGAAGGGTTTGATCCTAATTCTGATGAGTATTATGCTGAAGTTGATAAAAGAATACGAGTTGACTTTCCGCATAAATTTGGTAATACTGAGCAAAAGCAATCGACCGCCCCCGTTCAGACGGTGGCTTCAGCTTCAAGAAGCGTAAAGCCTGGTCGCAAAACTGTGAGACTCACATCGTCTCAAGTAGCAATAGCTAAAAAATTAGGTGTGCCACTCGAAGAATACGCAAAACAACTAAAAAACACGAAGGAAGGAGCGTAACATGGAAAAAGATAACAAAACTTCTCGTGCGAGCCAAACACGGTCAAAGTCTGAAAGACCAAAAGTGTGGGTTCCTCCATCTTCTCTAGATGCACCCCCTGCACCTGATGGATTCAGGTATAGATGGATAAGAGCTGAAGTCGTAGGATTTCAAGATACGAAAAATATAACTGGACGATTAAGAGAAGGTTATGAATTAGTTCGTGCCGAAGAAATTGAAAACGCAGATGATTATCCTGTACTTGAAGAAGGTAAATACAAGGGAGTGATTGGGGTCGGTGGCCTTCTACTTGCGAAGGTACCTGAAGAGATCGCGAGGCAAAGATCGGAATACATGACTAACCGTCATCAAGAACGAGATGAAGCTGTAGCGAACGATTTATTAAAGGAGCAAGACCAGAGGATGCCTATCAATGTTGACAGGCAGTCTCGTGTAACCTTCGGTGGTACAAAGAAATAATTTTATTTCTCGGGATAACAACCAATTCCCTATCATCGATTTTAAATAACAACTGTTGAAATAGGAGAAAACAACTATGGCTAATAGAAACACACAAGGTTTTGGTTTAATACCAGCTGGAAGTCTTGTAGGCGTAAGCGTGCAAAACCAAGGTAAGTATTTTATCGATGCCGGACATAGCACAACTATTTACAATGGCGAAGCGTTGAAATCTGCTTCAGGTTATGTGATTGGCGGACAAGGTTCTGCTGCTCCAGTATTAGGTGTCTTAAATGGTATCTTTTACAATGCGGCTGACACTTTAAAGCCAACGTTTGCTAATTTTTACAAAGCAACAATCACACCTGCAAACAGTGAAGACATAACTGCCTTTGTATTAGATAACCCTCTCCAGCAGTACGTAGTTGGTTTAGACGCAGCTAGAACACAAGCACAGTTCTTAGAAACTTATGACATGAACACAACAGCAGGTAGCGATACCACTGGTAAGTCATCAGCAACTTTGGACTCAAGCACAACTGGCGCGGATAATAAACAATTTAGATTACTTAGATCTGCAGAAGATCCTGAAAATGAGGATATCACTGCAGCTAATTTTTCTGCTGTTGTTTGTATCAACTTATACGAACTACAACCATAATAGGAGTAAATAGACTATGGCAATATCAAGATCACAACTAGTTAAAGAACTAGAGCCGGGCCTAAATGCACTATTTGGGCTGGAATATAAAAGGTATGAAAATCAGCATGCTGAGATTTATACTGCAGAGTCATCTGACAGAGCTTTCGAAGAGGAAGTAATGTTATCTGGCTTTGGAAACGCACAGGTGAAAGGTGAAGGATCTGGTGTATCATTTGATGAAGCACAAGAAACCTTTTCAGCTAGATATACTCACGAGACAGTAGCTTTAGCGTTCGCGATTACTGAAGAAGCAATCGAGGACAACTTGTATGACAGACTTGCGTCTAGATATACAAAAGCTTTAGCGAGATCTATGAGTAATGCTAAACAAGTAAAAGCGGTTGACCCACTTATCAACGGATTTGGAACATTCAAATCTGGTGATGGCGTCGCTTTATTTAGCACATCTCACCCTACAGTAGCGGGTACTTTTAAAAATACCCTTACTGTTCAAGCAGACCTTAACGAAACTTCGTTAGAACAATCAATGATTGACATTGGTAAAATGACTGACGAAAGAGGTCTAAGAGTTGCAGCAAGAGGATTGAAAATGATCATTCCTTCTGAGCTTCAGTTTACAGCTGAGAGATTGATGAAATCTCAAGGTAGAACTGGAACAGCTGACAACGATATAAATGCAATCGTATCTATGGGTATGGTTCCTCAAGGTTATAGAGTGAACAATTACCTAACAGATACAGATGCGTTCTATATCTTGACAGACGTACCAAACGGTATGAAAATGTTCAATAGAGCTCCATTGACAACTGCAATGGAAGGTGATTTCGACACTGGCAATGTAAGATACAAAGCTAGAGAAAGATACTCATTTGGTGTATCTGACCCTAGAGGTATTTTTGCATCTCAAGGTGCGTAATAACTAAATTTATGGGGCCGCCTTAAAACGGCCCCATTTACACATAAATTGGTGAGACAATGAAAAAATTTTTAGTACAGATAAACGCTTACGATTACCACGCAAAATTTTATGTCCTATCCGAGGACGACCCACAATCACTTGAAAAATCAATCCTTGACAAACTTGGAGAAAACAGTATAACGTGGGAGTATATGGGTGATATGTATGACGCCCGTAAACACAGAATAACCTATGAGGAGGTTATAGATGGAAAACCACATCCAGGAGCTTTATCAAAAGAAAAAAGCTCTAGACAGCAAGTGGGAGCAGGAGCATAAGAGTGAGGGAAGATACACTCTTAATATGGTTAAAATTGACAATAAAGTTAGAGAGTTGATTAACCATATAAAAATGGCAGAAGCACAAGCTGCACATAAAACTGCACCCGAAGTTTCTGTAGCTACTTAATAAAAAGCTACATCGTTGGAAAAATCCAATCCACACTACAGGCTCTCTTGCACTCTATTTAAAACTAGTATATAATTTTGTCACTATACAATTAATTAGAATACTGACGAGTATAGTCGACGGCCTAGAGACAGTATTCGGAAACTAGGAGGATATAATTATGGCAACAACTACATTTTCGGGACCGGTAAAAGCGGGATCGATAAGAGAAGGAGCTAGTGCTAATACAGGATTTGTATTAATGGCTCAATCAGCAGTAATCGATATTATTGGTGCAACTGCTACAACAACTGTAGGAATCATACCTGCAAATTCACAAATCGTTGACGTTTTATTAAACGTTACAACTGTAAACAATGACGGTGGAACTGCTACTGTTCAAGTTGGAAACTCGGGTGATACAGATGAGTATCTACCAGCTACTAACGTAAAAGCTTTAGCAACAACTAGAGGTACGATTGGAACTGAAGGTACAGACATTGGCACATCTGATCAAACTGTAACTGCTACATTCACAGCAGCTAACGGTGATGGTACTACAGGTGCAGCGACTGTTACTGTTTTGTATATGCAAAACAATAATTTATCATAATTAATTTAGTGTGGGCTCCGGCCCACACATAAATTTTAACGGAGAAAAACATGAGTTCAGATCAAAAATTCACAACACTTACAGCTGATGGACAAGTGAAAACTGCTTCAGGAGGATCTACTAATATTGGTCCTGCTAGAGTTACATATATTCAAGCTTCAGGTATTACAAATTTAAAACTTTATGATGCAGCAACAGCATCTGGAGACATAGTATTTGAGGCCACTTTTGGAAGTGAAGGATTAGATATATACGTGCCTGGAGATGGCATTAGGTTTGAAAACACTATCTTTGCAGATGTAACTGGATCAGGATCGGTCACCTTGGGCTACACTGGCTAGGAGGGTAAATGGCTAACACTACCTCTGGTACAACTACTTTCGATAAAACTTTTTCTATTGATGAAATAATAGAAGAGGCTTTTGAAAGATTAGGTATTCAAAACGTATCAGGTTATCAGTTAAAAACTTCAAGAAGATCTTTAAATATAATGCTTCAAGAATGGGGCAATAGAGGTATTCACTATTGGGAAATAGCTGAAACAAATATTGATTTGATTGAAGGTCAATCCGAGTATAAATTTTTTAGATCATCTGATGATGGCACAAGT